ATAGCACACTCTTTCATTCCACATGACGTAAGTGAGGCAGCCCCACCTTGAGCTATCTTGCAAAAGAAAAACCTTGCCCCAGCTCCTGCGCTTGTTCCGGTAACAGCTGCGCCATTGATATAACAACCAGCAATAGATTTACCGTTTAGATCTAATGTCCACTCCCAGCCTAAAAATTCAAAATTGTCACTATTGTCTGAAAGTGTAATTGTAGAACCTGATATAATATGAAACCTTGTTAAACCTGCGCTTGCCGAAATTGTTAAAGCATCTGCCCAAGTCAGAACCGGAAGATCAGCAACTCCGTTTACTCCAACAACCGTTCCAGCCGTACCATTAATTGTATCTACCCATATAGCACCATTCGCGTATCCAATAGCGCTTTGAACATTGGCATAAGAAACGTATAATTGATCAACTCTTAACACAGCTGATGTTAACCCTGTATTTTGAAATTTTACTCTTGCTTTTCCAGCATTAGCTCCAGTTCCAACATGAGTATTATACATTGAAAAAGTTAATTCTTCATTTATAGTTTGATTTATACCTTCAATTGTTCCTATTTGTTCCCAGGATGTCTCTCCCCAATTATATCCATAAACGTTTATATTATCACTTGAATTAAACACTCTACCATAAAAAGTGACAGAACTCGGAACACCTACAGCGCCTACATCAAATTGATAATATAGATCAATTTCTCCTCCATCATCTGCAATTTCATGAAGAGACCCATCTCTTTCCTGTGTCGCTTCATAAGTAAGAGTTTGTGATCCTTTTGTAATAGTAGCTGATTCTGCCTTTACGGAAATTCCAGATGAACCAATTGCAATATTTGATACTTTTCCATCTATTATTTCCAGGTCTTCTTCATAATCTCTAAATATACAGGTAGGAGCAACATATCTATCACTTAATGTAACTCCTCCATCTGCCATAGCAGTATAAGTTTTTGTATCATCATATGAACCTGAAAAATCATAAAAATATATTCCAGAAGAGCCAAGCTCTGTCATAGCCCCGTCATTAACATCTAAGTTAGTACCATCTACTTCCCATATATCAATCGAAGGAGACAAACCTGTAGCCAGTGCATTATTTTGTTTAAAAGAAACTATAAAAAACATATTATCTCTCCAGTTTTCTTTATGTTTTAATTATATACATAACATTAACATTTATCGGTCTCGTTTCATTTCCACCAGTTGATCCTGTTTGCTGATAATCAACATTAGCACTGGCACCGTTTGCCTGTGCGGACGTATTGCTCGATCCGTTCATGTCGATCCCGTGTGTATGGGCTTTGAACTCATCTGTCTGAACACTACCTACATTATCACCTGTATTTCCGCCCGTGTCCTGGGCTGTTCTATCGCCTGCATCCGGATCGTTTCCCTCTCCATGATCCCATCCTCTTGCAAACTTACCTCTCAAATCTGGCAAATTAAAATGAGTTCCATCTGCTGCACCATAGTTTGTTCCTATTATATTAAAAAGATCTGGATAATCAATTCTGAGTTCGGACGAACCATTACATTCAAGATAGCTAATCGGAGCAGTATTTCCAGCAAAAAGTAAAATAGTTCCTGTTGGAACTATTTCTTCAAGATTACCACAAGTATTTATTTCAAATTCAGTATCTTCAATTCCTGATAAAATTGTTTGTATATCCGTAGAATCTTGATATTCTTCTAAAGCGGCCTTCATCAAATTTTTTAAATCACAAGAAGAATATTTCGGAGATGGTATTTTTGCAATAGTTTTTTGTAACACATCTTCATCATCATAAATATTTATCTCAAATTTATCTGCTGTTACGTTTTCTATTTTAGCATACATTAACTTACTCCATAAACAAAAAAATATGGTTTTGATGCATCTGATTCGTTTCTACAAATAATAAAAAACCTGCCCCCACTAACTGCACAGCTTCTTGCCCAGGTCATATCTATTCCACCAACCGTTCTTGCTATTCCTTGACTCCCTACTTGATTTCCGTCTATATCAAAAAAGCCTAAACTCATTTCGGCAGGTTCACCAACCGTAAGCGATTGCATTATCAACACATGGTCTTCATCATTTGCTTCTTCTCCGCCATTGACCTCATTCTCTGTCCAATCCAATCTATTTGAAAATATTTGTCTAATTGTCCTTGTTCCACTTCCTAAGTTTCCCACCACTTCAAATCTTGAAGATCTTACTTTATCTGCACCTATTCCCTGGTCTGAAGAAGTCACTCTAAAGGTATCATCGCTTAATACTGCTATTTCTAGCAATATAGAAGCAAACGCAACCCAGGTCGTATTAAAAAAAGTTCCACCAGTATAATCATTTGCTAAGGCTGTTGGGTCTGAACCATCATAAACATAAAGTTCAATTGTAGAGATAAATGTTGCTATTATAATTGTTTCATCTGACAAAACATCAACTGCAATACAAGATACTGCACCAACCGCATCAAACTCTACTGTGTCCTGAGAAGTTCCAGCAGCATTAAAAGTTTCCACAAAACCATCACTACCCGCACCTTCATGAGCAATCACAAAATTATTTCCATCTGGATAAATTGCCAAATCACAATGAGTACAATCCGCATCTGCATTCGTACAAGCAGTTTTATTTTTAGTCCATCCACCAGCTGCTGTCATGATTTGATAATACGGCCCATTTGCTGCAAGAATATGAACAACAATCCAATCATCACCTATTGGCTTTACTTTTATATCAAAAGCATCACCAATATTAGTTCCAGCAGCCTGGTCTAATAATTCTGTTTCTCCAACATCTACACTAAAATCAGTATCAAATATTTGATAATAAGTCTTATTGTCATTAAGACAATATACAACTACTATTTTTCCATTGCTTAATTCGCAACAATCGTATCTATCTTCTTGCCAAGATATAACCCTTGCGTCTAATGGTGTATCTGTTATTTTAGTAGGCTCTTTTATTTCGCCATAGCCTGATATAGAACTAATATCTAATGCGATCTCATCAATTGCTGCCTGTTCATTTGTTGCTGCCAATCCTGAAGTAGCATTATTATAAGAATCTCCATTATTATTCCAAGTTCCACTACTGTGAGTTACTGTGCCCGTACATCCCTTAGTGGTTAAAGTTCCACCGCTTATAGTTATTCCCGCAGCAAAAGTGCAATTATTCGCTGTTACTGTTTTACTCGCACTAACTGTAACAGCTGAAGAAAAAGTACAATCCTTTAATGTATAAGTTCCATTCCCTAAAGTTCCTACCGAAAAACTACTATTATTAAAATCACCACCATTAAAATTTAAATTAATGGATATACCAGAAATTTCTGTTCCATAAATATTACTATCGGCAGGAAAAGATAGAGTTGTCATTACTCCAAAATAAGTCCAATTAAAAGTCCATAATTGAGTTAAAGATGAAAGATCAATTGTCCCCCTTCCATTTCCTCCTATGACGGCTAAATTACCTGCCGCTGGACTACCTCCCGCTAAAATACAATTATATATCATCAATGACTGACTCGCACCCAGCTTTAAATCAGCAACATAGCAATTTTCAATCATATATTCGTAAACATCTGTAACCCAATTACCTTCAGACGTAAGCTCTCCAGTCAATCGAGATCCTATTGTAATACCTTTTATTCCTACAAAAGACGGAACGGCAAGATTTTCAGCATTTTCACCACCAAACCAAACTACCCATCGATTATCGATTGCTGGACTCTGTGTTTTAGCATAATCAAGACAGTCCTGAATTGTAGTATATCGCTTACCAGCAATTGCAGGAACTCCTGGCATTGCAATTAAATTATTTTCCAGTTCCCAAATTGGAGTTAAACCTATATTTTGTCCTGTCGCTGCGCCTGCACTTCCCATTTAAGTCTCCCTATAACGTAAAAAAGCCGGATCACATCCTAAGTATTTTGACTCAAGATATAAATCCGGCTATTTTTTCAAGCTCAGATATATATTATTTTAATTTCTTTTGTTCGGCTACTTTCATCTTTACCATTTTTTCAGGCTCGGATACGAAAAATTCAAAAGTAGCAGAATTTCGCTTTGTTAGTTCCAAATATTTAAGCAGACATTCTTTTAGCTTTCCCTCTATGATTTCTATTTCTATTATATATATAGTTTCTTTCATTCATTTATCAAAAGATAATGTAATGTATTGCATTAGTCAACAAAAAAACGGTTTTTAGATGGTGCTGACATATTCCATATACTCTTCTATTTCTTTTTTATTAAACTCTCTTATCCTGTTCGTTCCAAGATACAGCCCTTTTCGCAATTCACCAAACTCCATAAAAGACCAAAGATCATCTGTATCAGAAAACAAACAAACATATTTATAGCACATCTCTCCATTTGCATATTTTTGATTTTTATTTCTGTATATTTGTCCAGGTGCTATTTCCATTTATTCCTCCGTCTTTTAATCTTCTTGAAAAAATAACATTTCTTTCCATCGCATTTTTTCCAATTACATATCTTTTTGCGTTGGCAGCTGCTTATTATCTTTATCACCCACCCTCTTTATCGGTTTTTATTTCTTTGGGGAAGTTGAAAACAAAAGTATAATGTTTATCGTCTTTTGGGCAATCTTCTATTTCGCCTTTCTCAGTTACCCTTCCAACTGTTAATTTGATTCCATTTTCCAAGAATATAGTATCATCCTCTCCTCTTGCAATAATTATTTTTTTTATTTTTAATCCAATCAAAGACTGGAACCTTTCCTCTGTTTTTGTTTTCTTGACTTTATATACTTCAGGTGTTTTATTTGATATTATTTCAGCCATCATCATTTTATAAATTTTTCTATTTATAATAAGGACGATAATTAAACCCAGAATAGAAAAGCATAAAGCAAAATAAGTTAATATATCAATCATGTTATTTCTCCCTACGTCGGTAAATCTTTAACCTTCGATCTCGTCTTCTTCCTGGACTTCTGGCCTGTGACCGGTACTGGTATATTAGTGTCAAACTTAGCCAAATAAGATACCCCCCAAACATAAGCGTCTAATCTATCAGGAGATTTCTCCCCAGGAACCCATTCGCAGTTATGAACTAAAATGTTATTAGCAAAAAATTCATTCTCTTCTTCAACTTCTATATCGTAAACTCTCATTTTTCTTTTTAAGTTTTTCGATATTATAATAGTATTTTCTTCTACATTTTTTACAACAAAATCTTGCTCTTGTACATGTTGATTCGAACTCTTTTCCGCATCTAAAACATTTAAAACCTTTAGCTTTTTTGTTTTTCCACATCCATTTCGCCAATTGACTCCTTTGTTCACTTGACTTTCTGTAATACCCGTCACTTTCTCTTTTGTAATACTTTGATTCGTTAAATGTTTTATATTCTCTAATCTGGTAAGACATATTGCCGTATCCCCCTTTTTAATATCTGATGCTTTTATAAAACCTTTATTGTTAATAAAAACTTTATGATCTCCTGTAGCATACAATATATTATTATTGGAAGTCAAGCAATAAATGTTCTTAATCCCATTACACCTTGTGTTTTTAACCCTTTTAAATCCTTTTCTTGTTAAAACAAAATCTCCAGCTTCAACTTTTTGTATCTTTTTAATTCCGTCTTTTGTATGTATATTTGTATTTTCTGCGATACATAATTGATCCTCTAGTTCTGGAAAGGTTCCAATATGATGAATGCGGCCTTGCTCTGATAGGGCGCTAACCGGTTCTGCTCTTATATACTTGCCTCTGGATGCCCAAACAAGGGATACCGGAACAGTATCGTCAACATTGTTAATAGTTGATTTAACCATATCCCCGCCATTATTTTTTTCAGCAATAATTTTATCAGCTTGATATTTATTATATCCCGTTATTCCAGCGGATGCCCATTTTTTAGGACTCCCTGAAATCGTTAAATCCTCAAAAATATAATAATGCGGTAATTTTGGAAAGGGCATGTCCGGTAAAGCTTTTCCTTCCCCAACAACTACAATTCCCGTTTCGCTTGATTCTGCATTATCTGAAGCCTGTGGATCTATTGCCACAACAACTTTATAACAATCCGGCCTTTCTGTTATTCTTGAATCATCAATATCCTTTCTAGTCCAGAGAGCATTAGGATTGTCATCTAAAACAAGACCCTCTATTTCCTGTCTTCCTAATCGAGTTCCCTTGTATTTTATTATTATACTATTGGTAAAAATCTCTGATAAATTATCAACATTATCATATGAAGACCCCTGCGTGACAATTACATCCTTTCGAGCTATCAATGATTTAATAAACTTTGTTGGCCTTGGAGTAGAAGAAACCCCACAAAGTGGATTTTTCCCCAACCTAAGACCAAACATCAAATTGTCAAAAGTTTTTTCTGGATATTTCCATTTTGCTATTTCATCGCACCATATTAAATCAGATTGTGCCCCCCGGGACTTGTCAGGCTCAGATCCATAATAAATATTGGCAACTGCCCCATTCGGCCAGGTAATTCTTTTTTTAGATGGTTCATAGTCTGGATAAAACCAATGAGGGGAGCATGCCATAATGCCAGCCTCACCCTCTATCATTATCGATCTTACTTCATCCGATGCAGCTCCTACAAGTGATACATGCCTATATCCTTGATTTTGAACTTTTTCAATTACCCATTCCGCAAGAGTTCTTGTTTTTCCGTAACCCCTTCCAGCCTTAATAAACCATATAAAAACGCCTTTTTTCCCCAGCTGAGGAGGTTCTATCTGGTCTTTTCTTGCCCAAAACTCCCAATTATAATAAAGAGACTGTATCTCTTCATCATTTAATTTTGATACTTTCTTCTGTTTTTCCTTTTTTGATAGTTTTCTAAATTCTGTAGCATTTATCATATAGCCAGTTTATTCATAACTTTTTGTCTTATATCATCTATTTCTATTGGCTTGCCATCTTTTCCGGTATGTTCAATCCTATCAACCCACATGTCTAAATATCTTGATAGTCCCTCCAACGCTTTTATTTTGTTATACATTTTTAGTTTAACTTCTCTATCTATTAAATCAGCATTCTCTTTTCCCTCGATTTTGGTTTTTAATACCCTCTCTTTTACTACAATTTCAGATATTGGCCTTGTATCTACTTTGTCTGAAGGTTTAATAAATACTCCGTCGTTATCATAATCTACAAATTCTTTAATATCAGAAAAGCCAAGTCTTTTAAACTCTTCAACGGTTTTATAAATTAGTTCGTCTTTATCTTTGAGTATTTCATTTATTCTTTCGTTTATTCTTTTTCTTATGTCTGGCTTTGTTAGGTTTTCTTGACCGATTTTGCGTGCAGTTTTTTTACTATACCCTGCTTTTTTAGCGGCTTGAGATGCATTGAATCCATTGGAAAGGTATTCTTCTATAAATAATACTTGTTTTGTGGTTAGTTTTTTTTCCCTTTCCCCCTTGCTTTTTATTTTTTTCTTATTAGTCTTCTTTTTTATCTTTTTGGGCTTATATTTTCCCCAACTTAATATATATTCTTTCATATATTTAAAATAATAAAATTCTTGTTTATTGTCAATTAAAATATTGATTCAATTACATTAGTCATGGTGGTTGAAAATTCATTCCCATCCCTGCAATCTTTGGTTTTGTAATCAATATCTTATATTCCATCGCTGAAAAATCAACTAACTCGGTATTCCCGGTATTCCCCTGTACGCATGGGACAAACCCTAAAAATTTGTTTAGTAATACCGACATCCATTAACTCCCATGTTTTTAGAGATTCTCAAAACACGCTTATCCTATTGGATTACGTTATGTTTTGAAGGGACTGCCTGCCCCCTTTTTAAAATATTTATTGCTGCATTATAATCCCGATCTATTTTTAATCCACATTCCGGACATTGATGTATTCTGTTTGCTAATGTTTTTGGAACCGCCATCCCGCATCCAGAGCAATCTATACTTGTATTCCTGGGATTTATTCTTTTCATTGTCCTGTCAGACTCTTTGCTCTTATATTCTAAAAAATCAAAAAACTTGCTCCAGCTTGCGTCACTAATTGATTTTGCCAAATGTCTATTTTTTACCATATTTTTAACTTGTAATTTTTCAACAAATATAGCATCATTTTCTTTTACGTATTGTGTGGATACTTTATGTAAAAAATCTTTTCTCTGATTCTTTATT